CATAATCTCTCATGGTATAAGGATAAGGAACATCTTCAAATCTGAGCATATCTAGCAGATAGCTTAAAGCACCCCTAGAAGGAACTTCAGGTCTCTCTCCGGGAACTGGGGGCATCTCCTCAGTAATATCAGGTTCATTTCTGACATCCTCCATAAGGTCCCGTTCAGCTTGGGACATACGTCGTACTCTCGCCAGTTCACGTTCTCTCTGTGTCCTCTCCCGTGACATGCCGGGAGGAGGCAGAGGGGATACCTCGATTGTTTGATCAACACGAGGCATCAGGCCGCCGGGTATAAATTGGCCACCCTCACGCTGGTAATTAGCAGGGGAGAAATAATTCTCTTCTCGGACTTGAGCCAGTCTATCAGCCTGTCTCCCGGTTGGCTCGTCTGTCATCAACATGAGGTCTCTGAGCATCTGTCCGAATTTGCCAACGTCTGTCTGGATATCCCGGCGTTCCATGGATTCTCCAACACGGCCGCCTTCGGCAAAACCTTCGGAGGTTCGGGGCATATTCCCGAGTGACCGAATGATTCCGGCAAGACCACCGGGGGTTCCTGATAGATCACCAAATTCCGGGAATGACTCCCGGTACTGGAAATAGGATTGTTCTGGGGCAGTGCCGAATCTGGCAAGGGCTTGCTGGGCAACCTGACCACCAAGGGCAATATTCTGAAGATCGGAGAAATAATTCTGAAGATCGGTGGCTGTTCGTAAGGCTGAAAGAGGAGGAGTAGGAGCAACCGCTGCGGCAGCACTACTCGGTAGTGTTTGTGGCTGTTTCTTTAGCCGATCCGTACTTCCGGGGCCACCGGCACGATCAGCTGTCGTACTCCTTTGACCACCACCGCCAAGGGGTGACTTGCCATGAGTGCCAACACCTACTCGGCCAGTATCACCGCCCCACTTGAAGCCTCGCACTCTTCGTGAATCAAAATTACCACCATATAACATTAGTAAATTCCTCCTTTGATTATCCTATAATACCTTTTAGCTTAAGATCTTGCAATAAAGTACCAAGGGTATTTGCAACCACAGATACAGAGATTTCCCCGGCATTTACATCATATGTCCTGTTGACAGAGACATTCGAAATGACATAGGGACTCTGAGAAGCCGCCTGAATATTGCTCTGGTTATCCCGTAGCTCCAGAGTTCTGATTAACTGGGACCATGCCGCAATCATCTCCGGGGTTGAATTACGAGGGGCTCCGGGGTATCTGACAAAGAGGCTTCCTGATTTACCTACATTGATAGCCATTAGCGCTTTCCATCTGGTACAAGGTCAAGCCTGAAGGTACCAAGTCTCCATGAAGTACCGATGGCACTGGTGGAGATTCTGAGGTTGGCCTGTCGTCCCCGGAGCCTGATATTCTGGAATCTGGTTGAGGCGCTGACTACAAATGGTCCCTTGGTAACTGTAGTGGCCGTTGGGTATTGCTTGGCCCCCATCAGGATATTTACCTCTGGATCATTATTGTTTCCACCGGGGTCGGATAATTGAAAATCAGGGATAAACTTGTCAGCAAAGAGAAGTTCATCGCCATCACCAAGGTCAAAGTCACCACTCTGAATATATGATTTATAACCGATTAGCTGATTATCTCCGATAACGGCATGGTATGTATCTTGAGGTTCATTGTTATACAGATAAGCATTTCCGGCTGAGACACCAGTGGTGATGATATTGTCAAAGATGCCTTCACCGAAATCCCATGTTGTCCAATAGGCATCCCCGTAGACCCAATAGTTTTCAACAAGATTGAATGAGACATACCTGTTACATTCCTGAGAATCAGCGGAGGGGTACAGCCATGTGATTTCAGAGAACTCTGTGTTGATGCCGCAGAATACCTTTTCCTTCTGCTCGTAATTCAGGTCACTGAATACATACTTTCGAACAGAAGATGGGAGAATCTGGACAGAGCCGTTATAGACGAAGAAGTTACCATCGCCCATCCAGAAGAGTGATCCGCTGAAATCCTTGGCAGCATGGGGGGAAAGGGAACCACAACGATCACCAAGAATATCAATGGTGAAGATATAGGGCTGTCCTACATAGGCCATGCCATACAGGGCAGAATCAGTGAGAACCAGAATACCACCACGGGAGTAGACACCCTGATTGATCTTGGTTCCTCGCTGGATTCTGAAGTCACCAGCTGCGTTAGTCACGGTAGGAGTCCATGTGTCATAGTCTTCCTGATCGGACCAGCGGATAAGCATGGGATCAAAGTTACCGCTGATGTCATTGCATCCAAGGGCAATGACATGCCGAGACTTCTCTGAAACAATGACACCATTGACAGATACCGGGGCGGCAGAGATAAGCTGGGCCCTCACATTGGTACCAGAGGTGGCATCCCAGAGATAGATTGAGCCACCACGGGGATTGGCCAGAAGGTCTTCGCCGAATGTGTCCATGCTCCAGTTACGCATGGACAGCACAATGTTTGTCGTTGAAGCCGGGGTACCATAGGTGCCTGTGCCATAAGACCCTGCACCCCATCCAAAACCATTGGTATTATATTTAGATCCTGATTTAAGAAGGAAATTGGCGGTAACATCACCGGCATCCGCAGATGTGGCGGCGGCTACCGTGGTATATGTAAAGGTAAAATGATCGGCATCAGATACAGTGGTGATGGTGTAGGTAGAATCAAGGAAAACATTTCCACCGATTGTGGCGGTCATGCTGGTAAAGGCAACACGATCCCCAGATGCCCGAGTGTGGCCCGTCAGAGATACAGTGATAGATGAAGAACCAGCGGAGGTGCTGATCTGATTTGACAGAGTAGTACTCGAGGTGATAGGGGTGATATCGGAGATATTACCACCCTGATAAATCTGAAGAGCATTATTTGTCCCCCATGCAATATAGTCTTTTTGGTCCAACCCTGACCAGACTTCGATATCACGGGGAGTTCCTGTGAGTGCTGTTGTGACCCTCTTGTTCCACCCCCGGATATTTTCAGGATTACCATTACGGAACCTGACACGGTTTCCATCATACCAGCCGCCCTCGGCTTCGTATTGTGTGTCATCACGAAGAATGGTAGGGGCAAACTTGAACTTGGTTGTAATAGTATCTGTTGACATGTGTGCGGATTATCTCGGAAAATTAAGAAAAATCTGGGAGATAATGCCCCCAAGAGCAGCGGAGAATCCGGAAAGCATCATCAATGTTTTCCAGCCACCTTGTGCTTCTGAAAGCGTAAGAAGAATTTTACGGGTATCATTACGGACGGCCCCTAGTTCCTTCTCAAGTAGAACAATACGAGCCTCCATATTACCTAGTTCCCTGTCTGTGAAATCAACCATTAGGGGTGAGCCAAGCTGCTAAGGTGTAGCGAGTACCAGAAGTAATTTTATTTACACTGTGCATAACAGACCCCCCTTTGAAAAGAACCAGTTCTCCAGTATGGCCCCGTATCCCCATATTTAAATCTGGGAACATCAATTCACCACCTGTGTAGTCTTCATTTAAATATACTATAGCAGCAAACTGTCTGTCAGGAAATTCTCTGTGTTCGCCCAAATCATCATGTGCTAACATCTCATCCCCCTTATCCCACTTTACAACATGTGGATTTAATAGTGATAAACTGAGACCAGTCTCTTGCTGGGCAAACTGTAATATCCTTTCCTCAATCACGCCTTTATTTAATTCAATACCTGACCAGCATTGCTTGTTCCTCCAGAATACAGAAGGATCATCAGTATTTTCAGGAACCCATCTTCTGATTAGAAAAGAACATTCCTCTGTGTCTAAGAAAGATTCTTTAAAGAAAATACCGTGCTCTTTCAATATTGTAAAACTATCACTGTAGTCTACTACGGGAGAACACCTGACAAATCTACGTGCTTTCTTAAAGTAATCTTTTGTCCAAACATCTGTTTTATTACGCTCGTCTGTCAATGCTTTCCGTTCATCTTGAATACTTTCCGGCTCATCTATTCTATATATCTTGGTATTTTCTGTAGCGCCTGTGTTTACAGGGATAACACGGGCAACAGGGGTACC